CGTAAGGTCGCTCCAATAGGAGCCCTGTTGCGTCCTGACATGAGAGTAATTCTCACATCAGGGAAGGGGACGGTTACCCACCGCTCCCCCGGTTCCTTCCTGGCTTGCCAGTAGGAATCGTTCAACTGCCTCTGCTCCATTACGGAACCGAGACAGTAAATCGCCAGAGGTCAGACCTCTGCCGATCCTTCGCGCAGTTATGTTCGCGAAGTGTAGGATGATCTTCGTGAGAGGATCACCCATCAGTACGCCCCTGTATAGGGTGACGCACCGTGTTTGGTCGTCGACGCCGCGACCAATTTCTGCTAACGGCCCAGTGGCCGTAAAGTAGACTGTCCGGGGTTTGAAGCAAACCCCAAGGACTATGCCCTGAAGTATGGGAGGAATCCCACACTTCAGCATCCATTTGCGTGCCACTGGCCTCGCAAATTGGTGTACCATTCGGTCGGTTGCCTCCTGGTAATCGGTACTGCAGAACCATAGGTCCTGCCAGTACGAGATACGATCAATGTGATCATTGAATTCGTCCTGAACCCTCCTTTCTCGCTGTTCCGAGAATAGGAGGTCATACATCTCTTCAGAGGTAAAGTCCTTAAAGAGATTCCATCCGTGATGGGATTTTCCCATCCCGGACGCTGAACTCTTGAACCCCTTCTTAAGGGGCCAAGCGCAGATCTTCGAGACCGTGTCTAGAATGATCTTTAGTGCGGCTCGTCCTTTTGTGACGACCCGCGCCTTGCTGGGTTCCCTGACAACCGTCAGGTGAACCTCTCTGAGTTCCTCGATACTTGTATGGAGGACCTCGTCGAGGGCCGCGAAGAATATCGCGGTTCCTACGCTCCCACACCTTTCCTTCGGAAGGTAGTGGGTTATCAGTCCTGTATCCAAATCGTAGATTGGAACAGGCATATTTTCGTACTTGGCCATTAGGTCAAGTACGGCTTGGGCGGTACCGCCCTCGGCCCGGCTGGATTCCCAGCCCGCGGCACCGGTGACTGTCGCACGAGCTTTCGTGTCCAGTCCAGTAAAGATGTGGTCAGGGAGTTCCCTGATCTCATCTTCCAGCGCGGCCAGGAATAGTCCTGACTGCGTTGCTGTAATCTCCGGCGGTGCCTCAGACACCGAACGGAGGAACTTCCGCTTTGATCGTAAGACGACCAGCGGAGGAGGGGTCCCAGATCCACGCGTCTGGGACAGGGTTCCAGCCAGGTATAGCCTGCTGAAACCCTCATGTCTCACCGCCCTGTCCCAGACAGGCCGGAGGAAGGACTGCACCCATCTAGGGGTGTCGTCCATGCGGGAAATTCCCTCCCGCGGTTCATCGAGGTGTATCACCTCTTTGAACAGCTTACGAGCCCTTTTTAGGTCCTCGTAATGCGTGGTCTGCTCATCTAGTGAGTAGGCCGTTACCTCACCGTCGAAGAATTCGTCGGTGAGTAGGATCGATATGGCCTGAAGGACATAAAGATCATACTTTTCCCATGTCCAGATTTCTTCTGGATATGAGAGGAACCGCTGACAGAATAATCCGTCAACGGTCTTGAGCACCTCTATCAGGCGTTGCGCCCGATAGGTGATATTACGCGGCTTGCCGTAGTCGGCAAACCGGGTGAGCTCGTCCGCTGTCCACAGCGGATCGTGCAGTCCCCTTATAAAGAAGGATATCCTTCTAAATAAGGTATTGGCGAAGTTCCTCAGAGGATCTCCGCCAGCGGATGCTTTCCGCGCCCGCTGGAGTCTTGCACCCCAGTGGGTATGATTAAAGAGAAGATACATCTTCTCCTTATGATCACGTATCTTGGTAAACCAAGTTACGTTCTTTCGATCAGACCCGCATAGGCGGGGACTGATCTTGTCTTGTAGCCGGTGGCAACCACCGGGCCAGACATTTACTTTGGGTTTTTCCTCGCAATACTGCGAGGCAAAAACATATCCTGCGAGGACCCGGAAGGGGTCCTCGTAGATCTCCCCAGACCCGAATAGTTCGGGAGTGGGGACGTCTTCGTCTTCGGGGGGAATGTCTCCCCCCCCAGACTCGCCTTCATGGGACCAATGTTCCACGAGGCTGGACCCGTCGTGAGAGAATTTCTCTTTCACTAGGGAGAAGAACCCATCTTCCATGAGGAAGGGTTCTACTTCTTTCGATAGGCGGCTACCCGCCTTTCGAAGGGTTAGACAACTAGGTACCTGTTTAAGGTACAAGTTGTGGACACCGTG